TGATGATATGTTTTAACCATTTCTTCTTGAAATGGCCACATATCAAAATCAACAAGACCTTTGTCTACGTTTACAATCTTGACATATGTTTTTATGAAATAGACAGGATCATCAGAACACTTTAGAAATTCTTTTGCTTGTTCTTCTGTAAATGATATATCAACGCCAGACCTTTTCAGTCTGGCATTGCCAAGGTACCCACCACCATCAGTCATTATTTTGTAATACTACGAAGCATCCATGCGTGTTTCTGGTGTGAGCCTAAAATATCTTGTAGAAAGTTAGAAACGGCAGGTTCACCAGCAGCATCAGCAGCGGCAATACCAGCACGGAGATGGATGATATAGCGGTCATTATCGCGGAGAAGGTTATAAAACATACCAACTGGCGCAGGAATATTTACATCTTCTTCAATGTCTGATAGTTCCATCATGCGAGATAATGAAACTGGAGCATATGAATCTAGACGGCGAAGGTGTTCAGCAATGTCATCGGTTTGGTCAAAAACAGAATCATAAAAGTTACCTAGAAAACCGTGATATTCAGGGAAATCTGGACCTTCTACATTCCAATGATATGAATGTGCTTTAAAATACAAAGCAAAGTTTGTACCGAGAATAGTTTTAAGTTGATCAATTAGTTTTTCCATATTATTCTTATTTAGCTTCTCTAAGTTGTTTAATAAATTCTGCGGTTGAACCTACAAAAACTGCCTTATTGACATTGATTGCACTCTTATTGTCAACTGGTTTAGGTTGTAGGTCTTGTTTTCTTTTCTGTATTTCTAGTAAGTCTTTGTTCATGTCGGCCAAATGTTTCATCATATTAGCCGCAACTTCGTATGCCCTTGGATGCTCAGATTCTCTAGCAACATGAAGAATATTATCGGCGGCTATGTTACCTTTTTCAATTAGCTTGCGAAGGTTCTGCCTTGCAAACTCCGCATCATCATCTATAACATTTTCGGCAACAACAACTTCTGTTGTAGTGAAATCAATTGGTTCAATGTCAAGCGCCGCAGATAATTTTATATCTAGGTTACTCATAATAAAGTATTAGGCCATTCTGTAAGTTCATCGTGAAAACCAAAATTGTCATCTGGTGCAGAATTTGCTTGTGGTACTGATGTAGTAACTATATGCACAGCTTTTAGTGGTGCAACATCTGCTGTGGTTATACGATAGACAGCACCAGAATAATCTCCCGTAACAAAATTATTTGGAGAAAATAAACCATTTAATTCACCAACAATTAATATACCATTTGTATTGTTGGAAAAATATATAACTTTACCTGTGTAATATTGGCTGTTATTTGCTCTAACAGTTTCGCCTATTAAGAAATAATTATTACCGTTTGCATAGTCTACATATAATTTTTGAGCATCCCGATTTGTTGTATTGATATAGATGTTTGTGTTTGCTTGACCATATCTTCCTGAGGTCGTGCTATAAGAACCAATGATGCCACCTGGTTCTTCAATTGCTGGCCACAGATAACTCTTTACAGTAAACTCTAAATCCCAAATAATTAATCTTGTTGTGCCGTCGGCAGAAGCACCCTCATAATCTGTAGTAGTGTTAACAGAATTTAATATGATTGGCATATCATACTTTTGATCCATACCAGGAATCATATCAACTGTAACGGTAAAATCTGGTTTGAAGAATGGCAATATCTGTTCTACGATTTGTGTTCCGTCATCTGTGTTACGAACATAGATTGACATGGAAAAATTAAAATCATAGGGAACAGGAACATATTGTGCGTTAACTCCACCAGTGCTGTTCATTGCAAAGTTTTTAATTAGAGACTGTTGCTTGCGTGAGTTGTCATAACTCAGTCCCGTCATTTCAAATGAAATGCGAGGCACATTTACCGCAATAGTTTTTGTCTGAGTGGGATCGGATGTGATAGCAGTTAAGTATCTTTCCTTTGAACCGTATGAAAGAGGTACTTTAAATATTTCTTTTTTTGTTCCATCGTGCATATATCTTTGCAGTTGGATATCATTGAATAGAGTACCAAACGCAACAACAATTTTGCGAATCGAACGATTATAATATTGTGACTTGCCTAGCATTACGGTTCACCAAATGGGTTAACTTCAGAGAAATCAATAATAGAATCTGATTCTCTTTCTATTCTAGCATTATCTTGTATATCTTCGAATGCAGTATTCATATATGCAGTATCATCTACTGTAATACTGTTCCAATTTGCACTACTTGTATTACCATATACATTACCTGATGCAAATGTACCTTGAACAAGAATGATATCTAGGTGTGTATTTGGTGTAAAATCATAAACGACAGCCTGAGCAGTAGCATAAGCTAAATTAGCACCTTGATAAACTATTTCATCATTAACATATTTACCTGTACCGCCAGCTGCTAGTGAAATCTTTGTGCGTGGATAGTAGTCACGAACTTGGTCATCAATCTCATTAATACCAGTTGAAATAATTTCATTTGAGAATACATACTGTTTTAGTTTTAATGCAAACACATAAACATTGCCGCCACGACCACGACCTAGAGTGTAGAACATTGTCTGTTGATCTTCATGTTCCACAAAGGTAATCTCAAATAAATTCTTTAGTAGTGGTATATAAATCAAATCACCTTCATTAGGTCTTATCTGTGGAACTGTTGCGACAAATCTACGGCGAGAAACTAGCAATGTCATTTCATCACGAATCTCTAGACCAAACTTAGATATGAAATCCTGCTCACCTTCCATACCTGTAACATTTTCCATATACATTTCAAGTGGATATATGGTATTATATTGTTTAAGTGTATCTTCGCCGAATAGAAAATCTACAGAATCTCTGCTACTGCGAGGCAAATAAAATACATCCATGCCATACATTTGCATGGCTTCAATAACCAAATCTTCCACGAGCAACTGCTCGGAAGTTATCTGGCTAGTAGGAAACGGATTGAAATAGAAGTTTGTTGCCATTAGCCTGTCAATATCTCGCTTGGCAGACTGTTGTAATTGTAAATTTCTTCTTCAACTTTATCAATCTCTGCTTGAGCCTCATCCCAAATTTCTTTGCCGTTTAGTGTAACACCACCCGGCATTTGTATGCCACCAAATTTCTTTAAGTTTTCACCCCATTGTCTTTTGATGAGTGCTGTACCATATCGTTTTAAAACTTTATCATCCCAAACATCAGATATACCAGAGACTGTTCCCATAACATTTGTTTGATTTGATGTAACTGGACTATAAAATTCTAATGATGTTGGTGATGAAATTGTTTTTATTTGTTTACTCTCACCACCAATTAAAATGATATCATTTTCCAAAACTTCTTGATCAAAAATTGTACCAGTTCCAACTACAGTATTTGCAGTTGTTGTGGCAGTAAGTGTGCCTGTCAATGTAACTGTATCTGGGACAAGTTTTCTATAACATTCTAAGATAACATAATCACCAACATGAACATCACTATTCCAATCTATATCAAGGAATACTTTGTTTAATTTGCGATTGAATCTAAACTGTGGTGTGCCAGAGAATAACAATTGTAATGTGCGAATGTGCTGCATTGTAATCTCATATGAGACATACGAAACAGAAGTAAAATCGTATAGATCATGTAAGCGTAACTGATAACGCAAATCAAACATATTGATTGATGAATTAGAATCGTCAAAAGGTAAAACACCAGTTACAAATGCTACCGCATCTGGACAATAAATCCAACGGCGATTAATGTCTTCAGCCGTAATCATATGCTTCATGTAAATTTTTTCAGTACCATCAAAATGGTAATCTTGAAAAAATTGTAAAGCATCATCTATACGGTCATCGACCTGGTCATCATCCACGTTAATATTGATAACAGGGAAACCTAGTCGGCGAAGGCAGTATGTTTTAAATTGTAATCTAGTAACAGGTTTAGACATTCTATTTCTTCTTCAATTCGTTGATTTCTTGTTTTAGTTCTTTCACAGATTGAATCAGCAAAGCCACTATTCTATCATATTTAACTGCAAGATAACCATCCGGTCTTTCGGCAACAAGTTCAGGTAAAACTTCTCTTAGTTCTTGGGCAATCACACCAACATCATGTCTTCTATTAAAGTAATCGTCTTCACCGCCATGCTGTTCAAGGTAATCATCAGTCCATTCAAATCTAACGCCTCTAATTTTATCCATAGAGGACAAAGCATTTTCAATTGGTACAATATTTTTCTTCAGTCTTACATCTGAAGAATAGTATGCGGTAATATTATTTGCTGCACGAATCTCACCAACAACACCTGAGGCTGCTGTTCCAATACCCAATGATGTAGCCTGAAGACTTGATGTGAACGAAGCGTAAGAGTTGGCATCAAGAGTTAATGCCGTAGTTCCGCCAGTTGTACCGTTATTGTTTATTTTAAAAACTAAGGTACCATCAGTATTTCCAGTAACAATATAACAACTGGTAGATGTAAGTCCAGAGGATACGATACTCATGTATTAAAGCTTTCTTTAAGAACACGTTTCAAAGTATTATTTATCTCATTCTGCATTAACAATTGCCATCACTTCATCAAGTGTTTCTTTAACTTCCCACGAATTGTTATTTACACCAAATGCCACAGTTACCTTTGTGCCATCTTCTTGTGTGCCTTCAAAGAACGATATCAACGCTTCGGTATTTAAAATTAAACCTTCACCGATTCGACCTGGAGTTGCATTGGTTAATTTTATCATTCTCATGTTTGTGCAACCCATGAAGTGGTGTCTTCATCCCACGAATATATGCCATCAGTTGGCATTGCAACAGGAGCATCCCATAGACAGGTGCTTTCATTCAACACCCAAGATGCGTATGGTTTTGGTGGAATAAATGCATCACGTTGTTCATCATATGTGTAACCAATGCCTGCATAGTTTTTACGAAACGGTGTGCCACCATTAGAGTGAACACCGCCGTGAGTGTTATAAGAAGTTTGTTTGTAAACATCACCGGTACGAGCCGTTAGTTCTGCTTCTTTACCGTTATCTTCGTCACGACCTACGGTGACAAAAGTTACTATATTGTTTGAATCAAGTTTTGCAAAATGTGCCATAATTTTCCTTATGCGAACGAAACAGTTTCATTAGTCGTTGATGTTGCAGTAATAGTATATATCTTGAACCCGCCGCTAGTCGTGGAAGTCTGCGTTACGCCACCTGAGAATGTGGCATAGATTGTCGATGACACTTTGATGATGACGATGCCTGAACCGCCAGCTGAACCTGCATTTGATGGATATCCAGCGCCACCACCGC